CGCCCCGTGCCGTTGCTTGCGGCGACGACCCCGCGCGGAGCTGGCGCATTTGAAGCTCGTACAGCCGCTCGGCCTCCATAACCTGCCTGCGGATCACATCGAGCTGCCGTTCGCGCTCCTGAATCGTGCGCCGGATCGCGTCGCGCTCGGACGCCTGCGCCCGGCTCATGGACCGATGAAGTTCGTCGATGATCTGATTCTGCTTCTCGAACTCGCGGTCGATCTCTCGAAGCGTGGAGACAAACCGGCGCCGGAATAAATCGAGCGCACGAAGACGAGACTCGTCGAACACGCCTCCCCCTCGTGCGCCCCGGCTCAGTTCATCCGTGACATTTTTCAAATCGCTTCGCAGTTGCTTAAGACCGCGTGTTAGCTGTCCGAAGTCGCCGCGTGCCGAGACGCGAATCGATTGCTCCACGGAGAACACCCCCTGCAAGGGACTGGGAAGGCGCCAGCTCTACACGTCTTCCCAGTCGTCACTATCGTCTGTATCGGAGCTGTCCAGCTCTGGCACGCTGTTCGCCCCGGATTCTTCAGCCTCAACCTGCTTTTCGTATTCTTCGTAGGTCGGGTCTGTAAAGATTTCTTTTGCGCTGTTGCGCAGCATCTGGTCGAGCTCTAAGTGCGCAAATTCGAGCTCGATCTGCTCGTCCGTCATGGCCAGAATGCGCGGATCAGTCGGCGGAATTCCCCCGTACAGATGCTTCCGAAGCATCCAAAGCTTCCGCTCCTTCGGAATCCGAACCATCATCGGAAGCAGTTGCTGCACTTCGGACGAGAAAGGAGTCCTCCCAGTTACGGTACTGGCCGTACACATGGTAGATGATCTCAATTTCCGTCAACTTTTCCATGTCGCGCAGCCAGTCCGGCATATCCACCATAGCGACGCGGAGCGTTGCCATGACACGCGCGTGGAACTTCGCATTCTCGTCGATGAAGCGGATGTCGGTCACGCCCGCCTTTCGGAAGTACTCAGCCACGAGCGCTTCCACGCGCAGCATGTCGCCTACCGTAAGGCGCTTGAACGTCACGTCGCCTTTGTACGCGTTGCCTTCGGGAGATGTGAAGTCGATATGTACCGTCTTCCGAAGGTTTCCGGCGAGCTGAACGTTCTTTTGGGCCTCCATGAGCGCCTTGACCTTCTCCATGTTTTCTTGATAAACCTCGTTTTTCACCTTTACCATCCCTTTCATATGATTTCTCTCCAATTATAAAACATCTCCCACCCAAACGGATAGGAGATGTTTCGGTCTTCGGAAGATTGATCGTTACGCTACCGTTTCGGCGACGCCTTGGTCAGCCGACAGGTAGTACCACGTTGCTTGCTCGCCGGCGAACGCGTTCGCCCGGAAGTCCTCGGAGCTTTCTGCGAGCGTACATCCCCGGTAGACCATGACGATTTCTCCGGTGTAGATGTCCGTAACCTCGATGTCGATGACGCCCATTTGCAGGATACCGATACCGAGGGCGGCCAGACCCAGTTGCTTCAGCGAGCGTTGGCGGATGCGGTACTTCTCCAGCGTCACCGATCCGTCATACCGGAGTGCCACGTGCTCGTTCGGCATGATGGAGCCGATTTCGTACACACCCTCAACGCCGAACGAGCGCCGGCCGCTGATCGACTGGGCGCGTCCGATCTCCTGCCCGTTTACCTTCAGGCGAATTGTGTGGCCGGAGTGCACCGATTGCTGATTTACGCTTGCCATTTCCTGCTTCCCCCTTTACATGGTATAGGTTCCAGCCGACCCATTACAGGGTCAGGCTGGTCGTGATGAGGAAGTTGTTGATCGGGAGCGTCGGCGTGCCCTGCCATTCCAGATTAAACGTCGTACCGTTCCGCGTGACTTTGACGGAATCCGCAACGTATCCGGCGATCAGGCCGCTCGATACGAACTGCTCCAGCATCGATACCAGATCGTTGTACATCGTGATTTCGACGCCGCGGACGCCAGCTTTGCCGACGTACTTGTTCTCGAAGTGCGTTTCAAGATTTTCGGACATAATGTCCTTCAGCGTCGATACCGACAGTTCAGCTTGCGTCAGGTCGGCCGAGGACGAAGTCGTAATGCCCTGCACGATCCGGTATCCGCCGTTCTTCACCACTTCGACGACGCAGACGTGCGCATTCAGAAGTTCGACGATTTCCGTCGGCTTGTACTGCTTCTCGAGCCCTGCGAACTTGACCGCCTTATAGGTAACAGGCTCCTGCGGCTCTTGACCGGACCAAATACCGGCTACGGCCGCTGCCGTGTAGTACGACGGCTTCGTTACTCGGTTGCCGCTGGAGTCCGCTACCATCGGACAAGGCGTGGCCAGCAGCGCGCGTTCGTTATTCAGCGCAGCAGCAAGATTCTTGATGTTTTCAATGGACTCGCCTACAGCGTGGCCGTAGAATGCCCGGCGACGACGGCGGTTGTGGATGTTCGACATAGCCTGTACATGCGCATCGACCTTCGCCTGAATGGCTTGTGCTGTCGTGACCGGGATCAGGCCGTCCACTTCGATCTGCTCGAGCACTTCCAGCGCTTCTTCCCAGTCGCTGTCCGTGACCGGTGCGCCTGCGCCGCCACCCGACAGATTCGTTTCGGCCAGCGTGCCGAGAACTGCGGTACCGGAACCAACCACTTCAGCCGTTACGAGCGCGCTGCCGGCGTTGACGAGTGCTGCAAGTTCTTCAACCGTCTTCGTCGCATCGTAGGACTCCGACCTCCCGTCGAACGCCACGATAAGGTCGTTGTTTGCGACTTCCACCGTGATGCCGTTGCCTTTCGTGCCATGGGCACGTGCCGTCAGCTTCAGTACATCGGCCGGGGATTCTTCGTCGTTGTCCTTCAGCGTGATGCTGGCGGCTACCGGTTTGTTTACCGGCACAACGTAGATCAGGTTGGCGCCATGCTGCCATGCGGTGTACATCACATCCAGCAGCTCGCCCTGCGTCAGCGCTTTACGCGCTTCGGAAGGCTCCGTGAAGGCGTAGGCACGACCCGGCGCCAGCGAGGCGGACTCATCCATCACGCCGATTACGGCCAAACTGCGGAGTGCGCCCAGCGAGACCGGAACCATGTTCGCTGTATCCACAATCGCAAAAGCACCCGGGCGCTGGATGGTCGTTCCGCCAAACGAGATGTTGATTGCCATAGCTGATACCCTCCTTTACGGACTTTACGGATATACCCGTTTTGCTTGCTTTTCGAAGGCTGCGGCCCATTCCTCCGCTGTTTTCGGGTCCAGCGCGCCCGGAGTGTTGGCAGCCTCCGCCTTGAAGCTTGCGACCAGTCCGGGGCGTACCGATACCCGCCGCAAGTACCCCTCAAACGTAATTTTACAGTCTTCCGAAGCTTGCGTCGACGCTAATTTACTCCCGCCTCCGTTCACTTCGGAAGGCTGAGGGCTGTCTTCCGCCTTCGGAAGTTCTGCGGCTACAGGCTCCTGTACAGCCTTGCGCTGTTGGCCCTTCTGCGTCTTCGTGCTCCGCTTACTCATATCCGTCATCCTCCTTCCACAGTACCATTATCGATGACCGCCGAGATCGGCTCGACATCTTCGATGATATCGACGTTGAGCGGATTCGCATAAGTCAGGGTAATGGTGCTCCAGTAGATAACGCTCGGAGCAAACTGCATGGTGCTGTCCTGCTCGTCCCTGCCCATGCGAAGCGTGACATTACGAAGCCCTTTCTCAACCAGCGGCAGCCGGAACGCGAACAGGATCGCGCGCAGTGTAAGGTAAAGTGCGTCGCGCTGGTCGGCGTTCGTGTGCCAGATGCGGACTTCCATGGACTCATTGAAGAACGTGCCCTGCTGGTGCCGGAACTCTCCAGTTCCGTCGTAAGAAGCACCGATGCTGTCACCGATGGACATTTGCGTTTCGTCGTCGGATATTCGGTTGATGCCAATGCATGGCAGCTCGCTTGGTAGGGCAGGATCGGACTTCAGGACGCGGACATCCCCGAAGCCCTTTTTCGGAAGCTGGGCTTTTAGAATGTCGACCAATTCCTGCTTCACGTCTATTGTGGCGTAGTCGAACTCAATGTCAGCCATCAGCTTCCCCCCAATCCCATAAAGTAAAGGTCCATTTCGAATCCGCGCCGGATGAGCTGAAGCACTTCTTCCTTCGTATTCTCGACAACCGCTTCGCGGATCGGGCGCGGCGGCGTTCCGGGATGCATCCAGCTCCGCGGGTCGGACTTATCCGACACCCTTCGGAAGGTCATGTACTGCGAATGCCCCGGCCGTCCCATGCGAACCATGCCCTCATAGATACCGCTTTTGTGCTGATAGCCGGCCCCCGGGTGAGCGCCGATGTGCGTCCGCATGCCGTACTGTGCGTCGCGCTCCACACCCTGACTGTACCGTCCGCCCCAAAC